AGAACCAGAACAATCTAACCGAATAGATGAAATAGAAACTGAGTTAATTGACATCAATTAATTGATAACTTTACAGCACCTACCGTAATAGACTAAGATAATCGCTAAGGAGACCACTCAATAGACTAACTACTTTACTTATGAGCCGAATAGAAGAACTCTTTCAAGACATAGCCGAAGAATTTGCTAGGGGTAATAGGCAAGAACGTGAGTACTCCCGATCAGAAATAGACACCTCCGATTTAATTAAAGATGATGCTTTGTTGTTAGAAGGACTAGCTATGGCAGCAACGGCTCCAGTACTGGGTGTAGCATCAACGGCGGCAATGACACCTAAGTGGTTAGCTCCGTATATAGGTAGAGCAAGTACTTATGGAATTTCTCCTTCTGCTAAATCAGTTTCAAACGCAAGAGTTGGTACGGATGTCGTGGGTCGCGCTCCGATGCCCGTGTCGAAAACTCCATCACCCACGGTTCGTGGACCGCGTGGCAATACCAACATAGATCAACCCGTTCAGCGTAATTTAGATTTAAGTGATTTAAAACCCACGGGTATTCAAAATACAACACAAGCCCGAGGAATGAATCCTAGAATGAGAAAAGATCTTGAAGCAAGACAAAGAACTATTGACGCAGAATTATATGATTTAGATCGAAGGTCTAAAGACGGCATGGAAATCGATTTGGATAAAGTTATGCGACTACGAGATGAATTAACCGCACTGACAAAAACACTAACAGACTAATCTATGTCGGAAGACAATAAAGATAAATTAGAGCTTTTAAAAAAGATTGACCTTTCGTATTTAGGGAAAGGTGAGGCGAAAGAGTTTACGGTTCTTTTAGAAGAACTGGGTAAACGCGAGTTCCAAGAAAAATCCACCAGTACCTTTATGAATTTTGTTCAATCGATTTGGACGGATTTTATTAACGGCGATCATCACGTAAAAATGGCGGCGGCGTTTGACGACATAGCCAGTGGTAAATTAAAACGCTTAATTATCAATATGCCCCCCAGACATACTAAGTCTGAGTTTGCATCTCATTTGTTTCCCGCTTACTTATTAGGTAAAAATCCTAAACTAAAAATTATTGAAGCAACGCACACCGCTGACTTGGCAATTAACTTCGGGCGTAAAGTTCGTGACTTAATAGATGGGGATGAATACAAAGAACTGTTTCCCGACACTTCATTGAAATCAGACAGTCGTTCCGCGGGCAAATGGTTAACGAGCCAAGGCGGAGAATACTACGCTTCGGGTATTGGTGGTGCGTTAGCGGGTAGGGGTGCGGATTTGTTTATTATTGACGATCCTCATTCGGAACAAGATGCGATGTCCGATAAAGCGATGGACGAAGCTTACGAATGGTTTATGGCGGGACCACGACAAAGGTTACAACCTGGAGGGGCAATCGTAATTGTTATGACGCGTTGGTCTAAAAAAGATTTAACGGGTCGTTTAATGAAAAAGATGGCACAAGACGAAGGAGCGGATCAATGGAAGCTAATTGAGTTTCCTGCAATACTTCCTAGCGGTAAATCGTTATGGTCAAATTTTTGGAAGTTAGAAGAACTACAAACGATTAAAGCTTCGGTTAGTCCTTCTAAATGGGCTTCGCAGTACATGCAAAGACCAACGGGTGAAGGTATATCAATTATTCCTAAAGAATGGTTTAATATTTGGGAAGAAGACGACCCGCCTAAATGTGAATATTTAATACAAAGTTACGATACGGCTTTTCTAAAATCAGAAAGAGCTGACTTTACAGCAATAACCACATGGGGTGTTTTTTACCCCGAAGGTAAAATAGGTGAAGAGAACTACGCGGGTGGGGAAGCGCACTTAATTTTAATTGATTGTATAAAAGAACGATTTGATTTCCCTGAATTAAAAGCGGAAGCCCTGCGGTTATACGAATATTGGGAACCCGATACGGTAATTATTGAAGCTAAGGCTTCAGGGATTCCATTGGTGCAAGAATTACGTCGAGTAGGGATTCCCGTAAATACCTTTTCACCAGGAAAAGGACAGGATAAGATAGCAAGATTAAATGCAGTGTCTCCAATTTTCCAAGACGGGAGAGTTTGGGTTCCTGAAAACAGGTGGGGTGAAGAATTAATGGAAGAAGTTTCCGATTTTCCAGGCGGCGAAAACGATGACCTTGTTGACGCCACAACTTTAGCGTTAGCGCGGTTCAGGGAAGGCGGTTTTTTAACACTAACATCAGACTACAATGACGATGAAGATTACCAACCACGTCAATGGGTTTATTATTAAGTAAATAAGGAGTACAGTTTGTCCTCATGGCTATAGAACGACAACCATTTTCAGTAATTCCAGGCGCACAGGAAGAAATTGAATTAGAAATAGAACAACCCGAAATGCGAGATCCTTCAAATACTGAAGTATTTTTAGCAGAAGACGGATCCGCGACACTAGGGTTTGATCCCGAAGAGCAAGAAGATTTAAAATTCGGTGAAAACCTCGCCGAAGTTATGGACGAAAGAGATTTAGCGTCTATTGCGTCAGAATTAACGGGTTCTTACGAAGAAGATTTAGAATCCCGCGATGATTGGTATACCACCTTTAGTAAAGGTTTGGATTTATTAGGTATTCGCGGCGAAGATAGGTCACAACCGTTTGAAGGGGCTTCTGGAGTTTATCACCCTATTCTTTCAGAAGCCGTTATTCAGTTTCAATCGCAAGCGTATAAAGAATTATTACCTGCGGGTGGACCAGTAGACACGGAAGTTTTAGGAATGACCGACGATGCGAAGCTAGAAAAAGCTAATCGCGTTAAAAACTTCATGAATTACCAAATAACGTACAAAATGGAAGAATTTGACCCTGAAATGGATCAATTATTGTTTTATTTACCGTTATCGGGTTCCGCGTTTAAGAAAATTTACTACGATCCGAGTTTAGGACGAGCTACTGCGCGGTTTATTAAAGCGGAAGACTTAGTTGTTCCGTATTATGCGGTAGATTTACTTACAGCTCCTAGAATTACTCACGTAATTCACATGGCAGAGAACGAATTACGCAAAATGCAAGTATCTGGTTTTTATAAAGACATAGATTTAATGAGTGCGTCGTCTATAGAGCTAAGTGACGTTGATAAAAAGATAGATGAGTTAGAAGGGCTCAGTAGAACAGTAAGTGACGAAGAATACACGCTGTTAGAAATGCACGTTGACTTAGATATCGAAGGTTTTGAAGACATGGACGCAAACGGAGAGCCTACAGGACTTGCGTTACCTTATATTGTTACAATTTGCAAAGATACAAACGATATTCTCGCAATTAGACCAAATTATTCTCCAGAAGACCCAATGAAAAAGAAAATTGAGCATTTTGCTCATTTTAAGTTCCTTCCAGGACTAGGTTTCTACGGTTTTGGGTTAATCCACATGATGGGTGGGTTAACTAAGTCAGTTACTGCTATTTTACGTCAATTAATCGACGCAGGCACACTTTCTAATCTTCCTGCTGGGTTCAAGTCCAGAGGACTCAACATCCAAAGACATGATGACCCGCTCCAGCCTGGAGAATGGCGAGACGTTGACGCACCAGGAGGAAGGTTAACCGATGCGTTTATGCCGTTGCCATATAAAGAACCAAGCGGAACATTAATGTCATTATTAGGATCTTTAATTGATTCAGGTAAACAATTTGCCGCTACCGTAGAGCAACCGACTGGCGACGGTAATTCTGAAGCTCCCGTTGGGACTACCGTTGCTTTGTTGGAAAAAGGACAACGTGTTATGTCCGCGATTCATAAAAGATTGCATTATGCCCAACGAACTGAGTTTAAAATATTAAAAAGAGTTTTTGGCGAGTTTTTACCGCCAGAATACCCGTATCAAGTACAAGGGGCTTCCCAAAACGTATTTAGGGAAGATTTTGACAGTTCCGTAGACGTTATACCTGTAAGTGACCCAAATATTTTTAGTATGACTCAAAGAATCGTTTTAGCGCAAACACAGCTACAAATGGCTCAAGCAGCACCCGAATTACATGATTTACGAGAATCTTATCGTAAAATGTATTTAGCTTTAAATATTAAGGATATTGATGCAATATTGCCTCAAGAAGCTGAAATACCGCCTAGAGACCCAATTAGTGAAGAACAAGCAGCATTAACAGGGCAACCGATTAAAGCTTACGAATTTCAAAATCACGAAGCGTATATCGCGGCTCATAGTGCTTTTATGCAAAATCCCATGGTTCAACAAAATCCAACAGCAACGCAGGCGATTGGAGCAAATATACAAGAACACCAAGCGATGCTGTATAAGATTCAAATTGAACAAGCCATGGGTCAACCTTTACCAACTATGGAAGAAGGACAAATGCCTCCAGAGGTTATGAACGAAATTGCGATGATGGCGACACAAGCTACGCAACAAGTTACGGGTCAAGCACAAGCTATGGCGCAAGCCGAAGCACAAGCCCAACGTGATCCGCAAATGGAAATGTTCCAACAACAGCTTCAACTTGAAAAAGAACAGTTAATGCAAAAAGAAGGTAAAGATCAACGCGATAAAGATGTTGAGATGATGAAAGCAGAAATGCAAGGACAGCTTGAACGTGAGAAAATTGCGGCAGCAAATGAAAGAGAAGAAGTTAAAGCTGCAGTAGACTTACAAGAAGCTGAATTAAGAACTCAACGCGACGCAGAAAAGAATTTCACTGAATTAGTTAAAACGGTGAGAGAAAGCAAAGAAACACAGGAGTAAATTATGAGAGAATATTACGATGCTCAGAAAAAATATCCGTCACCTTCTAAGAAGGCTAACAGAGCTGAACCTAGTGAGCCGTCGGTGCAAGACGACACTAGGACAAAGTCTGTAGAAGCGGGTGTTTGCTTAGACACGCCAGAAGAGGCTAAAGTCAAAGCAGCATACGGGCAAACTAAAGGACTTCTTTGGTATCGTTCAATTAAGTAATTAATGGACTTTATCTTAGCGGCGGAGCATTTGCTCCGTACTTATCGAGAGAGGAAAGAAGCTCTCTCGCACACGCTGGCGTCAGGTGGGGCTCAAGATATTGAGCAGTACCACCGAATCGTTGGCGAAATAGCAGGTTTGAATGTTGCGGAGCAGGAACTTCAAACTTTAAATAAAAATATGGAGGAATCATATGACTGACACTGTTCCAAATCGAGTTGACAATTTCGGTAGTAAAGGCAAGGTTGCAGAACCAGAAATAGAATCTACTTTAACTATTGATTCATTAGACTCGCACTCGGAAAAATTACCGCACCCCACTGGGTATAGAATATTAATCCTTCCTTTTGTTGCTCAAGGAGTAACCAAGGGTGGCATACATTTAGCTAAACAGACACTAGACAAAGAAAGACTAGCAACTGTTGTAGGTTATGTTGTCGACCTTGGACCTGATGCCTACGGAGACTTAAACAAGTTTCCTGATGGACCTTGGTGTAAAAAAGGGGACTGGGTTATATTCGGTAGATACGCTGGAGCTCGTTTCATGATTGATGGTGGCGATATGCGACTGTTAAACGATGACGAGATTTTAGCAACTATTAATGATCCAGAGGATATATTATCATAAACGTGGAGAAGACCATGCAAGAAGAAGCAGAAAATTTAGAAATAGAACTAGAACTTCCCGAAGGAGAAGTTGATCCAAGAGAGGCTGATGTTGATGACTCAATACCTGATAAACAGAATATTGATGAATCAAACAAAGCTCCTAAAGACGAGTTAGACACTATCAGTGAAGGCGTTCAAAAACGTATTGATAAGCTAACTTATAAAATGAGAGAAGCAGAAAGACAGCGAGATGAAGCTGTAACTTATGCTCAAAGTATTCATACAGATAACAGCAGTTTACGGAATAAATTAAAAAGTTCCGATTCTTCTCTTTTCAAAGAATACGATAATCGTATACAATCTGACCTAGAAAGAGCTAAGATACATTTAAAAGATGCTCAAGAACAAGGAGATGGAGATGCGATTGCTACAGCAACAGAACAACTTTCAAGAAGTGCCGCTGAGTCTGAGAACCTCAGACGTTTGTCTGCGCAACAGAAAGTTAGAGCACAATCAGCTGGGCAACAAGTTAATGTCCCTGCAGCACCAAGTCCACAACAACCTCCACAACCTGATCCTAAAGCCCAACAATGGGCTGATAAAAACGAATGGTTTGGGAGTGATCAAGCGATGACTTACGCAGCATTTGGCATACATAAAG